TGGCCGCACAGCCTGTCAATGTGCTGGCCGATCAGAACGTTCAGGACAAAATTCAGCTTGTAATGCAGCAGGTTTCCCAGCTGCCTTTCCAACGCAGGAGGACGTAACATGGCAATGAACGAATATGGGGAAAGGCTGGACAGCAATGGCTATGCACCCAGCATCCTCAGCCAGAGCCCCACCTGTCTGATTTGCGGGCGGTATCGCACCGCCCGGCACGAAGTCTTTTTCGGACCGTACCGGGATAAGAGCAAGCGGCTTGGCCTGTGGGCGAATCTCTGCCCGTGGTGTCACCAGAACGGCCCGAACGCCATCCACCGCAACCATGACGAAGATCTCCGCTTGAAAAAGTGGGCGCAGAAAAAGGCTATGGAGCATTACGGGTGGCCGGAGGAGAAGTTCCGGCAGGAGTTCGGGAGGTCGTACCTGTGAGAACTTGCCCGATTATCGCCATTGACCCCGGCAATGCCCAGTCTGGCTACTGCGTTATCGATCGCAACACCCTGCGCCCGCTGGAATTCGGCAAGGTTGACAACGCCGAGCTGCTGCGGAAGCTGGCCTCTGCCACGGAGCAGGGCTGGCGGTGGGCGGTCATCGAGATGGTGGCCTCCTACGGAATGTCGGTAGGCCGGGAGGTGTTCGATACCGTCCTCTGGATCGGCCGCTTCTACCAAGCCCTGAACGCCTGCTGCCCGGTACGGCTGCTGTGCCGCATCGAGGAGAAGCGACACATCTGCCACAACACCCGCGCCAATGATGCCGCCATCCGGCGGGCACTCATTGACCGATTCGCAGACCACGACCTCAAAAATGGCCGTGGTACAAAAAAGAACCCGGATTTTTTCTACGGCTTCAAGGCCGATGTGTGGGCAGCCTACGCTGTGGGTCTGACCGCCATTGAGAACCGGGACAACGATTATCATTTTTCTGCTACTTGAAAGGAGCACATACCATGGATAGCTACGAAAACGAAGCCTCTAAGTTCGCCGCCCAGCGCACCAAGCTGAAGAACATCTGCGAGGCGCACGACCTGACCTACACCTTCATCAAGAACAGCTACCCCATCAAGCTGATTATCCGCCCCATCAAGGGCGTGGGCGAACAGATGTCCATGCTGGAAACCGCCAGCGAGGACAGCTACATCTCCCCGGATGCCTACCTCCTGTTTACCATGAAGGATGGTGTGCTGGTCTACCGCATGAGCAAGACCTTCACCATTGAGGATGCTCTGTTCGGCAAAATCAAGAACATCTTCAAGAATATGTTCTCCTACTACTGCCAGTTCTTCTTCCGGGAGCTGATCGAGAGCGGCCGGCTGAAAGCCATCGGCGGGAAGATGCCGGAAATCCCTGAAACCGCTGCAAAAGAGCCTGAGGAAAAGGCTCCCGACCTGCCCCCGGACGCTGAAAAGCTGGAAGAAATCGAGGACGAGGCAGACGATGCCGAGGACGAAGCGCCCGCAGCTGACGAGCTGGCAAAAGCCACCGAGATTGCCCGACAGAACGACGGCATCACGCAGGCCATGCTGGAACAGCAGATGGGCGTGACCGCAGAAAAGGCCATCGCCCTGCTGGACGAAATGGAAACGGCCGGCGTGATCGACTTCCACGATGGCCGCTACTACCTCGCCAAGGCAGACAGCGAGGAGGAATAATCCATGGCAAAGGCAGCAGTGACGCGCAGCATCCGGGACGACCACCAGAAGAACTTCCTCAAAATTTTCAACGGCCTGACCGGGAAGCATAGCCGCTGGGAGATTTGGGAGGACTTCGTCACCCTGACCGCTATTGAGATCTCAAACAGCACGGACAAGGTGAACGCGGCCGAACGCACCAAGATGTACCAGACCATCGTTTCCAAGTATTCTGCCAAAGAGCGGGACGGCATGGCTGAAATGCTGGCCGAGGTGGTCATGGGCATGGAGCAGAACCCCGACCAAGATTTCCTTGGCTCTCTGTACATGATGTGTGAGTTGGGCAATGACCATGCCGGACAGTTCTTCACGCCCTACGACGTGTGCCGCTGTATGGCCGAGATCACGTTTGACCCGAAGCTGCACCCGGACATGGAGGGGTTTATCTCGGTATCTGACCCGGCCTGTGGAGCTGGCGCCACGCTGCTTGCCTTTTTGAACGTCTGCAAAAGACGGAATATCTGCTACCACAACAAAGTCCTTGTCATAGCCCAGGACATTGACTTCATCGTTGGGCTGATGTGCTACATCCAGTGCAGCTTTATGGGCTGCGCTGGATATGTAGTCATCGGTGACACCCTTGTGAATCCGGCAACCGCTTATGATAAGCGTGGGCTGCTGCCCGCCGGGCCGCAGAATCGCATTTGGTATATGCCATTCTTCTCCACCGACATTTGGTATATGCGGCGGCGGATAGCCCAAATGAACCTTTTGCTGGAGCCCAAAGGCGAACCGGTAAAAATTAAAAAAGTAGATACTAAACCCGCAAATTTGCAAAAATCTATCAAAAATGAGCCGAAAGCCCCGGAAAATGAGCCTCTTAACGAAACCAAAACCGGGCAGCTCACGTTTTTCTAACCTGAATCAAGAAAGGAGTAACCCCTATGGCAGACATTACTTATATCCCTATCCGGCAGCTTCACCCGCACCCGGATAACCCCCGCAAGGAGCTGGGCGACCTGTCCGAGTTGGCGGCCAGCATCAAGGAAAACGGCGTGTACCAGAACCTGACGGTCATTCCCGGCCACTACCTCAGCAGCCGGGAGTACATCAGCAAGTGCGTTGACGAGGGCGGCGATGCAGCCGCCGCCGCAGCAGCATGGGCTCCCAAGGTTATGTGGGTGGGTGACGACTACACCATCATCATCGGCCATCGCCGGGCAGCGGCAGCGCAGCAGGCCGGGCTTTACGAGCTGCCCTGCGCCATCGTTGAGATGGATGAGCGGGAGCAGATGCAGACCATGATGGTGGAGAATATGCAGCGGTCAGACCTCACCGTCTACGAACAGGCTCAGGGCTTCCAGATGATGATGGACTTTGGGCAGACCGTGGAGCAGATCTCCGACAAATCCGGCTTCTCACAGTCCACCGTTCGGCGGCGTATCAAGCTGCTGGAACTGAACCACGACAGCTTCAAGAAAGCCGAAAAGCGCGGTGCAACCCTGTCTGACTTCGCCCAGCTGGACAAAATCGAGGACTTGGAAGCCAGAAACCGGGTGTTGGAGACCCTCGGCACCCAGAACTTCAACAGGGCTATGCAGGATGCGCTGGAACAGCAAAAATGGCAGCACCAAAAGGCCGAATGGATTGAGCAGCTCAAAAAATTCGCCGTGGAAGATTCGCAGGCCACCTACCAGACACACGAACACGTAAATGCGTATGGCAAATGGGGCACAAAAAAGGAAGTCATCATGCCGGAAGATGCCGACAAGGTTGCTTATGTCTATAAGGTCAGTGAAAATCAGATTGACCTGTATAAACCTCGCGATACGGATGCCGAGGATGCCAGCAACTCAGCGAGAGAAGCCGCAAGAGCCACCGAGAAGCTTGCGAGAGAACAGTTTGCCGCCGTCACGAAGCTCATGTATGAGCTGCGCTGGGACTTCGTGAAAAACCTGACTCCCGCAGAGTGCAGAAAGCACCTGCCGGAAATCTTGGCTTATTCCACCCCGGTTCTGACCGAATATCGGCACATGGAGGACGACGAAAATGTGTTGCAGCTGCTCGGCATCGGTCTGGATGAGCAGATTCGGGAAGACACGGAACTGGAAGATGCCCTGAAAATGTTCAATGCTTACGATACCGAGCCGGAGAAGATTCTACTGGCGGTTGCTTTTGATGCAACGGACAGCAGTCGTGAGGGTTATTGGAGCACGGAATGGAACGGGCCGACAGGCGCGAGCAAGTTCGTTCACCGCAAAAATGATGACCTTGACAGCACCTATGAACTGCTCGCTGCACTCGGTTACGAAATGGCCGATGATGAAAAGGCTTTGCAAGACGGCACCCACCAGCTTTTTGCGGTGTATGGTTCCGGCAGCCAAGCTGACACGCCCTGCGATAAGTGCAAAGCTGCTCACCCTGAATGCGACAAGTGCTGCAAAACTTGCGATGACCACTGCAATGCGTTCCAGCTGTGCAGAAAGGAGTATGGCGAATGACCGACCTTGTAAAGTGTGACCGCTGCGGTACGCCGTTCAGCATCCAGACCGCCGGCATCCGCGCCACATGGAGCGGCGACTACATGGTGCAGTATTTCACCTGCCCTGGCTGCCACCATCGCTACCAGATTCTGACCACGGACACCGAGCTGCGCCAGACCATCCAGAGGCATAAGGCCATCGCCGCAAAAATCAAGCTGGGCCAGACTAAGCATTTCCGGCCGGGAACGCTGAAAAAGTATCAGGCTGAAATGGAAAAGCTGGAGGCTGAGCAGAAAAAGCGGCGGGATGAACTGCTGGACAAGGGCAACGAGATCCTCGCCGCACTGGGAAAGGAGTAACCCATGGACGACTTAAAAGAATATGCAGACCGCCTCAAATTTGAAATTGTGGCTGCCGACTTTCTGAGCACCGAAGACCGGGAAATGGTCTTTGACCTTATCGAGAAAGTGCTGGGTGATACCGATGCCTGACCAGTTTTTCATCAACATTGCGCTGCTGGCCGTTGGCGTGTCCATCGGGGCGCTGCTGGGCGAAACCAGCCGCCAGCAGCACGACCGTGCTCTGTTCCGGGAGTATATCAACTTCATGGCCGAATCAGAGCAGAAAAACGAATTGCTTTTCCGTGAAGTGATTCATTTCCAGACACAGAAAGGAGCCTCCCATGAGGAAGAACAGGAATAACCGCCCGCCGGAAGTCGGCGCACGGGGGCTGCTGCGGCTGCGCTGCCCCTGCTGCGGTAAGGAGTTCGGTACATACCTCCACGTTTCGCAGATGTCCATCGGCTGCCGCTGCGGGGCCACGATCTCGCTTGAACGTGGGCTTGCCCACTATGAGTTTGAGTGTGGGTGCTGCGGGCTGCACGCCAAAGGCCAGACCAACATCGAGGATTTGGAAATCACCATCCCCTGCAAGTGCGGCAATCCCATCACGTTGCACTGGGACAAGGACAAGCGGAGGTACATCGAATGACCCTTGAGGAAGCCTGCCGTCTCATCGACCCGGCAACGGATTTGGACGCTCTGGCCGAGATTGAATATTACAACGGCTTCAAAGGCAAAGACGCTGCTGCCAAAGCCCTGCACGAGGCCGGCCAGATGGTCGTTGACTTTGTGCGCCAGATGTCATGGCATGATGCCAAGAACCCGCCAATCGCCCATGAAGAAAGCTGGGAATGCGCCGGCGAAAAGCACTGCGCCGTGATAAGCGACATCGTATGGGTGTGCTGCGAGAGCGGCCACACCATGAAAGGCTGGGTCGAAAACGGGACGTGGCACATTGAGGATGGCCACCGTGCAGAGGATGGCCACTACGGGCATGTGAAGCTGTGGGCACCGCTGCTGGAGCCGCCGGAGGTGAAAAAATGAAAACCATCACAGTTAAGCATGAGGTTTCGCCGGGTCGTGAAAGTTGCGAATTCGGCGGAGATTTTTGGGGCAAAGAGGTGTGCAAGTACCATACGTTTCGTACTCAAACCCACGGACGCAAGGCTCCACCGGAGTACAGAAAACCGAAGTGTTTACTGTTCGACTGCTGGCTTGAACAGCCGTACAAAAAGTGTGAGGCTTGCAAGAAAGCGTGTATGGAGGCTGAATATGACAATGGAACAACTGCATTTCATGGTTGAATCTCCGGCCAACTTTGTCAGACTGGCCTGCACAATTCTCTTTGAAAAAAGAGAAGCAATGGCCGAATGGGCTGCCACATGGCATGACGTGTTCGATTGTGCCAATGGCGAACAGCTTTTTCTTCAGTTCATGGAAGAACTTTTCCCGGATGGCTGCACCATTGGGGAAAAGGAGCTGAATCGGATAACCGACCGGGCAGTCCGCTACTTGCAAACCGAAACCCGCTGCCTTGACCTGAAAGCCGGTCACGATAAGTCTCGGTTTACCTACTGGGTGTCCTTTATTCCTGAACACAAAGTCTATGGATGCGAGTTCGCTCGGCATGAGGAAACCATTATTGAAATCCTTACCGCATTCTTCGGGAAGTCAATCGCAGGTTACAGTCTGGACACTTTGAAGCACTTCATTCTCCGTTCCTTTGAAATCCGCTCTGATAATTCATCGGTACGGTCTATTGCAGAGGATGTGGACTTTATCCAACGGGCGGTATTTGCCCGGAGTTTTGGCAACGGCAAACAGGAGGTGCCGGAATGAAATGGGTTGCGCTTATCTATGCAGCGGAGTGGATTTCAGTGGGGTTGGCGGTGTCAACCGCAATCCACGTCACCGGAAATCTGAGGGCGCTTTGGTTCTTTTTGATTCCGGCATTATTCGGCGTTAGCTATCATGATGGCGATGAGGGAGAGAAAAAATGAAGTACTGCGTTGAAATCTCGGAAGAACAGTTGCGTATCATCAGCGTGGCTGTGGACGAGTATATGAGGCTGCGCATGGGGCAGTTTGAACCCTTGACAGAGGATTTGGTCTTTGATGGAGAGGACAAAAAGCAACTCTATGAGAAACCATACGACATCCGCGTCTATAACGAACGGAAGCATTGCATCGAAACGATGTTTGAGGCTGCCTATAAACTGGCCTACCCACCGTTTGGACACCGGGAGCGGCAACACGATTCATGGGGAACGTGCATCGACCTTGTACACGCTATCGAGCATCAGCAGTGGTTAGATGCCCCAGAAAATAAACGTGAGGCACCGGGCACAACAAACAGGTCATTTGATCCCGTTCCACTGGGGCACGAACCGTTCCCGAAAATCGAGAGGGTGGACGAATGAGCTGTCTGTCTTGCGAGAACTACATACCCCTTAACCCGGCCATCCAGCGCACCGATGCCCAGGGCCAGACCTATACTGTGCCCGGCCTGTGCAAAATTGGTGCAGACCACATAATTTGTGGACTTCCGGTCTACCTTCCGACAGCAAAATGTGATAAAATAATAGAGGCGCCGCCGCAAGACGGTAGCTGAATTATGACGGAGGTAGGTTGTGACATTACAGGAATTGTCCAAGTATTATGACATTCAGATGACCCTCGAAAAAGACCGTGAAGCCTTGGAGAATCTTCGGCAGAAAATCAATCCTGCCTCCCCACAGCTGACGGGTATGCCACATACGCCCGGTGTTCGGGACAAGGTGGCGGATCTGGCTGTGGAACTGGCTGACATGGATGAACGTGTCCGCTGGTTGGAGGAACAGGCAGCGGAAGAAAAGCCCAAGGTCGAGGCGTACTGCAAGAGCATCATGGATGCCCGGCTTTATCTGATCTTCCGGCTGCGGTTTGTCCGCTGCTACTCGTGGGCAGAAGTTGCCGGAGCACTCGGAAAGTGCTACACGGAAGCCGGGGTCAGCCGGATGGCCTACAACTACCTCGAATCACATTGACCGATAAGCCCTGCATTTGCGGGGCTTTTTATTTTTGCCCGAAAACTCAAATTCAACCTCAAATTTTCATAAAATACGGCCAAATATAGAAATAAGTTTTACATTTTGGCTGCCAAAAGTTAAATTCAAACTGAAAATATCAAAAATCAATGCAGATTGTTTCACACGGTGGTGGACGGTGTAGGACGGTTTCACACGGCGTGTAATGCCGTGCAATAAACAAGAACGACCAGCAACGAAGAAGAACGAAAGTCAACGACCAGCAACAACCAGCAACGCTTTGATATGGATTCAGATGACAACGGATGCTCCCGGTGATATGATTAGGATGCAAAATTCAAATCAAGCCAAGCGGTGCTCACCATTCCCGGTGGGTGCCGCTATTTTATTGCCTGAAAGGAGGATTCCGGGCCGCACGTTGCTCCTTTGCGTGTGGCATCACCGCAGCACCCCGAAAAGCCGAGGTGCTGCAAGCTGGACATTTCGCCGTGCCCAGCCGCAAAGAAGGAGATTTTTCTATGTATCAGAAAATCAAGGCAAAATTCAAGGCAAACCCCACTATTTTCTACGCCTGCTCCATTGTCGCATCGTGGGCGGGAGTGGGCAGTCTGATGAACTTCCGTACCATTGCATTGCGATACGGCGCAGTTCCGGCAATCATCTGGGCGGTGTTCAATTCTCTGGCGTGTATCACATTCGGCCTGTTCGCTGACCGTGTTCCGTCCATCCGGCGCATCATGCAGAGCAAGGTGATGTTCTATTTCATCGGCCTGCTGACGCTGTTTCAGACGTGGACGCAGATGAGCGGCATCTACGAGATCTTCGGCGATACACCCATTGGAACCAAGGGCGGCATGATTATCGTGTACGTCACCTGCGTGGCATTCCTGATTATGTTGCTCAAAGATGGCATGATTCGCAACGTGCTGTCCGATGGCTTTTCATGGGTGGTCGTTTATGGCCTGTTGGCCGTAGTAGTGGCTGCTGCTCTGGTGTACACTGGCGGCACATTCGCCGTCATCGACCCCGGTGTAAACGCCGCTGGTATTAAGGCTGGCGTGTACAACGGCTTACTTCTGCTGCCTGGCCCATTTGCTTGTCCGTATTACTATTCGCTGTTTGAGTACAACGATGAAAATACGGACGGCACCAAGCGCGGCAACATGAAAAAGGCCTTCGTGCTGGCGGGCGTGATGTTTGGCATCTACATGGTGCTGGCTGCGCTGCTCACGTGGGTGCGCTTCAGCCCGGTGCTGAACGTAATGAAAGCTATCTTGATTACGGTCATCGCCATTTCCTCGCTGTCTACCTATCTCTACTGCGAATATCTGGTTTTCGGCAAGAAGTTTGGCTTCGCACTGGACGTTCTCACCGTGGCCTCGTGGCAGGTCCTGATTCCGCTTGGCGTTATGGGCATCTGGCAGCTGATGAGCACGATCCGCATCTACGTTGTCGTAGCCGCCGTCCTGTTCTCCATCGTTCTGGACCTCGTTTCTGACAGGAAGGAGGCCGCACGATGAACATAACGGTGAAGAAGCTGGCAGAGCTGCATAAGCCTACCCACAACATCCGCCGGCACTCCGACAAGCAAATCACCGAGTACATCCGCAGCATTGAGATGTTCGGTCAGGTGAAGCCGCTGGTCGTTGCCGAGGATGGCGAAATCATTGCCGGCAACGGTCTGTACGAAGCCTTGCTCCGCATGGGTCGGGAAACCTGCGACTGTTATGTGATGGTCGGGCTGACCGATGTGCAGAAGAAAAAGCTGATGATGGCCGACAACAAGGTCTATGAACTCGGCTTTACCGATGTGGATGCCATCGAAGAACTGGTCAAGGAACTGGACGGCGATGTGGACGTTCCGGGCTGGGATGCTGACCTGCTGGAAATGCTGAACAGCACCACGGATGAAGCTGATGAAGTAATCGGCTCCTATGGCGATTTCCCGGAAAACGAGATCGCACCCATCAACCGCCATCAGGCAGAGGAACACGTTCCGTATGCCGAAACACCGACCTACTCGGTGGCTCCCGCCCCACAGCCTGCTCCTACCGTCTCCGCTGCCCCGCAGCAGCCTTCCCCAGTGCTGGAGATGTCTACACCTTCCGAACAGCAAACCGCTGCTCCAGAGGCGGACAGTGGCGCGGAGCAGCACAGGTGCATCCGTTGCCCGAAGTGTGGTGAACTGATATGCCTGTGAAAGTAGTGGAAAGCAGCATGAACGTGCTGCAGGCGGCGAAAATCCGTATCCGCAACGTGTTCGCCAACGGCTGCAAAATCTATCTGTCGTTTTCCTCTGGCAAGGACAGCCTGTGCATGGCCAATCTCGTGTATGAGATGATTCTCTCCGGCGAGCTCGACCCCAAGCAGCTGACGGTGACGTTCATTGACGAGGAAGGACTTTACCCCTCCATGGTCGATGCAGCACATCGCTGGCGGCGTAACTTCCTGTCGGTCGGCGCAAAATTCTTATGGTTTTGCTTGCCGTTCAAGCAGGTATGCGTGATAGACCACCTTTCTGCGTCGGAATCGTGGATAACATGGGAGCCGGGCAAAGAAGATGTGTGGATGCGCACCCCGCCTGATTTTGCCATCAGGTACAGCCCATACCTGCACCACCCCGGAGAGATGAACTACCAGACGTTCTGCGAAAAGGCGTTCCGCGACGGCATTCAGCTGGTCGGCCTGCGCACGGCAGAAAGTCTGACCCGCTTTAAGTGCATCGCCAACACCAAGATGGAGCGTATCACAAAAGGCGGCAAGTTCTATCCCATCTACGATTGGGCTGATTCCGATGTTTGGCTGTACATCAAAGAGCGAAACCTTGAATTCCCTGAAATCTATATGCGTTTGTACGAAGCTGGTGTGCATAAAAATGCACTCCGGCTTTGCGCTTTCTTTGGAGATACCAGCACACAAGGCCTACGGTGGGTTGCAGAAACCGACAACGACCTGTGGGAGCGTATCCAGCGGCGAGAACCAAACGCCTACCTCGTTCTGCTTTACTGGGATTCCGAGATGTTCCGGCGCAGCACCCGCAAGCGGCGTGAGCTGGAAGCAGATACCGAACAGAAGGATTATAAAGCCCTCTGCAAAGACCTGCTGTTCCTCCACCCGGAGCGGTACACCATCGCCAAGGACACCTTATCCCACATCGACCACTGGCGAGGCCTGTTCATAAAGACCTACGGCATCGCTGAACAGAAACACTACAAAACCATGTATGAGGGGCTGCTGTACGGAGATCCCAAAATGCGTATCCTGCGCATCCTCTGGACCACCATCTACAACGACCACAACGCCCGCATCAAGGAGGAGCAGAACCATGGAAAGCATTGACGTATTCGCACCGCTGGCATCCCTCCAGTGGGTAGACCGCAACACCATCCACGCCAACGACTACAACCCCAACAAGGTCAGCGAGGAGAACCTGAAGCTGCTGGTGCAGTCCATCCTGACCAACGGCTGGACGCTGCCCATCGTGGTACGCCCGGACGGAACCATCATTGACGGCTTCCACCGCTGGACAGTATCAGGCCGTGAACCGCTGCTGTCCCTGCTGGGCGGCAAGGTGCCTGTCGTAGTCGTAGACCATCACGGTGACGAGAGTGCCGATGTATACGGCACCATCACACACAACCGAGCCCGCGGCACACACCTGCTCGACCCTATGAAAGCCATCGTGAAGAAGCTCATGGACGAGGGCAAGACCGTGGACGAGATCGGCAAGCAGCTGGGCATGAAGCCTGAAGAAATCTTCCGTCTGTCCGGCTTCACCAAAGACGAGTTCCTGAACATGATGACCAAAGACCATCCGACATACTCCAAGGCCAAGGTCATCCGCAGCATCTGAGAGAGGAGCGTATCACAATGCCTGTCGATAAGCCTGTACCTGTGCAGGACATGAAGTTCACCTTCGTGTATGACCCTGCAATGGTTGACGCTGCGTTCCACCCGCCCGACAGCGGGCAGGAGCAGCCGTTCGGTGCTGAAAAGGTACTGTGACGGGGGTACCCTACCATGAGCGGGCTCGACGACCCCGAAAACAATCTAGTTAGTGAGCGGAAAATCAGCCATTTCGTTACGCTTTGTATAACAATTTGTGCCGATTTTTCCAGATGGTTTTACGAGAAAAGGAGGTGGTGACCGAATGCCGACAAAAGAAAAGCTGGCCGACAGGACTGTGACCACCACCGAGCTGGCCGCTGTGCTTGGCATCACAGGCCGCAGGGTACAGCAGCTTACGCAGGACGGTGTACTCACCACCATCGAGAGAGGCCGATTTGTCCTGTCCGATGCGGTACAGGCATACATCGGCAGCCTTGCCCGTGGCGGTTTGACCAAGGCGGAAGCGGAGGAAGCCAAGAAGATTGAGCGTGTCAAGGCAAAGGCCGAGGCCACGCTCAAAACCTCCAAGGCGAAAATCGCACAGGCCGAGGCCAAGGAGCTGGCTGGGCAGATGCACCGCAGCGAGGATGTGGCCGCCATGACCTCCGAGCTTATCTACACCATCCGTGGCGCACTGATGGCGCTGCCCAGCCGGGTGGCCATCAATGCCGCCGCTCTGTCAGACCCGGCAGAGGTGGCCGAGTATATGCGCAACGAGGTGAACCAGATAGCAGAGGAAATCGCCATGTTCAAGTATGACCCGGCCAAGTATGAGGCTCGTGTCCGGGAGCGCAGGGCGTGGTCCGAAAAGCTGGCTGGTGATGACGATGAGTGACAACGCCGCCATCGACCGTCTGAATGCGCTGGTGTCGAAGCTGGTAGCAGCCATCCGACCGCCGCCCAACGTGAGCGTTTCCGAGTGGGCTACCAAAAACCGTGTGCTGTCCCCGGAATCATCGGCTGAACAAGGCCGCTGGCGCAACAGCAGAACGCCCTATCTGGTCGAAATCATGGACGCATACTCTGACCCACACATCCACCATATCGTTGTCGTGGCGTCCTCTCAGGTCGGCAAGAGCGAGTTCGAGAACAACGTCATCGGCAGAACTATCGACGTTGACCCCGGTTCCATCCTATTCATCCATCCGGTTCAGACCGATGCCAAGGAGTACAGCAAGCTCCGTATCGCCCCCATGATACGAGACTGCCCCACGCTCCGGGCAAAGGTGGCCGAGAGCAAGAGCCGGGACAGCGGCAACACCATCCTGCAAAAGTCCTACCCCGGCGGCATCCTGACCATGTGCGGATCCACAGAGGCTCACGCTCTGGCATCGAAGCCCATCCGCTATGTGCTGGGTGACGAGCGTGACCGCTGGGCTGAGAGCGCCGGAACTGAGGGCGACCCTTGGGAACTGGCAATGGCTCGGCAGACCACGTTCTACAACGCAAAGGCGGTCGAGGTTTCCACCCCGACCATCAAAGGCCACAGCGCAATCGCCAAGGCCTACGTCAAAGGCACGATGGAGCGCTGGGTGTCGGAATGTCCGCACTGCAAGGGCTTCCATGAACTGCGCTGGGAGGACATTCGGTACGAGTATGACACCATCGAAGTTCACAGCGAAAAGACCTACAAGGTCAAAGATGTGTGGTATCTCTGCCCGGAGTGCGGCTGCATTTCGGACGAAGTCACCATGAAACGAGCCCCGGCTCACTGGCAGGCCGAGAACCCGGCCGCCTATGAGAACGGCATCCGCAGCTTCTGGCTGAACAGCTTTGTCAGCCAGTGGGCAGGATGGAAAGAAACCGTACTGAAATACCTGAATGCGTTGGGCGACAGCAAGAAAATGCAGGTCGTGTACAACACCCGGCTGGGTCTGCTGTGGGAAGACCGCGGCGACGTGCAGGATGAGGACACCATGCTAAGCCGCAGGGAGGAATACCCTGCGGAGCTGCCGGACGGGGTGCTGGTTCTGACCGCTGGCGTTGATACGCAGGATGATCGTATGGAGTACGAGATTGTCGGCTTCGGCCACTTCGGGGAAACATGGGGCATCGAAAAAGGCATTGTTATGGGCCGTCCGGACAGTGACGAGGTCTGGCAGCAGCTTGACGAGCTGGTTTTCGACCGCCGCCTGAAATTTGCTGATGGCATCGAGCTGCCCGTGTCCATAAAGTTTGTGGATGAGGGCGGCCATTTTACACAGGATGTGAGACTCCGTTGCCACGAACGCATTGGCAAAAAGGTTTTCTGCATCAAGGGTTTCCCAGGCTCGGACAGGCCGTTCACGGCTCCGCCAAAGCAGCAGAAAATCACAATTCGGAACCGATACGTCGGGCAATGCTGGCAGTACCAGCTGGGTGTCGACTCCGGCAAGCAAATCATCATGGACGATTTGAAAGTGCAGGAGCCGGGTGCCCGGTACTGCCATTTTCCGCGCCGGGATGACTACGGACTGGCCTACTTCAACGGCCTGCTGTCCGAGCATCTGGTGCACAAAGACGGCCACCGCAACCCGTGGCAGTGGGAGAAAATCTCCGGCCATGAGCGCAACGAGCCTTTGGACTGCCGGAACTACGCTCTGGCGGCCTACAAAGTGCTGCCGAAAGACCTCGATGCCATTGACCGCATGCTGAAAAGGCTGCGTGGAAAGGCAGTCGATGCCCCGGCAGCGGCAAATATTCAACAACCCGCGCCCTCTCGAAAAAAGAAGCGAGAGAGCCTGTTAGACGACTGGTGAGGTGTGAGAGATGAATACCACGACCATCAAAAAGCGGCTGGAGTTCCACACGCAGCGGCTTGACAACCTGTATGCAGCCTACAATAAGCTGCTGTCCGGCGGCGTGAAAAGCTACAAGCTTGATGACCGTGAGCTCACACGGCTCGACCTCGGCAAACTCAGCGAGGAAATCAAAGAGGCCGAGCAGAAAGTCGATGAACTGGAAGCGCTGCTGAATGGCCAGAGTGCCCGGAAGGCATTCGGTGTCATTCCGCGCGACTGGTGATCCTTATGGGTGACAGCCCGAAAGGGCTTTTGCCGCGGGCCGACCGCTTTTTTACTCCTTTCCCCGGTCGGCTCGCTTATTTTGAATGCTATGGAGGCGATTACTTTTGAGATACCGTGGTACGGCTGCGCCGCAGGCCAGCGGATATAGCGAGGCTGGTGCAAGCTACAAGCGGCGGGCGCTGCGGGCGTTCTTCCCGAACAGCAACTCGCCATCCAGTGATATACATGACAACGCCGACACCCTGCGGCAGCGCAGCCGAATGCTCTACATGAGCGCTCCGGTTGCCACCTCTGCCATCAACACGAACCGCACCAAGGTTGTCGGCACCGGTCTGACACTGAAATCCACCATTGACCGTGACGTGTTGGGGCTGGCCCCGGAAGCAGCCAAAGAGTGGCAGACCAAGACCGAGGCAGAGTTCCGGCTCTGGGCAGAGAACCGCCGCAGCTGCGATGCCATGGGGCTGAACAACTTCTACGGCTTGCAGCAGTTGGCTCTGAAAAGCTGGCTTATGAGCGGTGACGTTTTCGCCGTGGTGAAAATCCATGACACGGACAAGCTGCATCCCTACGCCCTGCGGCTGCATCTGGTGGAGGCTGACCGTGTGTCCACTCCGAACCGATACGGCAGTGCAATAGATGTTATTGGGTACACCGTGGGCAAGAACCCCGACAACGGGAACCAGATTCTCGACGGCGTAGAGGTGGACAGCAGCGGTGCCGTGGTTGCATACCACATCCGAAACACCTATCCGCACGAGTGGCTCAACAGCGAGGAAACCGTGTGGCAGCGTGTTGAGGCAATCGGCAAAAAGACCGGTCTACCCCAAGTGCTGCACATCATGGAGTCAGAACGGCCGGACCAGTACCGCGGCGTGCCGCTTGTGGCTCCCATCATTGAGCCTCTGCTCCAGCTGCGCAGATACACTGAATCTGAACTGCTGTCGGCGCTGATTCAGTCATACTTCACGGCGTGGATTGTGTCGGAGGCTCCCAAGGATGCAATTCCGCTCAACGAAGTTGGAGGCGGAGATCTGGGCGGCGTTCCTGTCGAAAACCCAAAGACCGATAACGCCTCCCACAGCGAGAATGAGTACGAGATGGGTCCCGGTCAGGTGACACATCTGGCCGAGGGCGAAGACATCAAATTCGGAAACCCGAACGTCCCTACCGCTGGATTTGAGCAGTTCGTCAAAACGCTGTGCAAGCTGATGGGCGGGGCTATCGAGATGCCCTACGAGCTGTTGCTCAAAGAGTTCAACGCCAGCTATTCCGCTTCTCGTGCTGCCCTGCTGGAAGCATGGGAGGGGTTCAAGATGCGGCGCACATGGCTGGTGGATAGCTTTTGCCAGCCGGCATACGAAATCTGGCTGTCCGAGGCCGTAGCCCGTGGGCGAGTAATTGCTCCGGGCTTTTTTGATGACCCGCTGGTTCGTGCCGCATGGTGCGGCGCCCGGTGGATCGGACCTGTGCAGGGCAGCCTTGACCCCAAGAAGGAGGTTGACGCTGCCATCCTCCAGACGCACCACGGTTTCCGAACCCACGAGCAGGTCACCCGTGAGATGGGCGGCGGCGACTGGGAAGAAAATGCGGAACAGCTGGCCCGTGAAAACGAAATGCTCAAAGCTGCTGGCAGCGAGGGAGTAATCGAAACCACTGCCAGCACCACCACACAGGGAGGTACCAACAATGCCGGTAACGAATAACGCACCACAGATCAACATCCAGCGGCCTTGCTACGCAATGGCCAGCACCGACGGCCAGAACGCCGACATCACCATGTACGGCCAAATCGTGGAAACACAGCCCATCGACTGGTGGACGGATGAACCGATTCCGGGCCAGTACATCATCGAGAGCGAGTTCCTCAACGACTTAGCGCAGATTGAGGGTTGTTCGCAGATCACCATCCGCATGGACAGTCTGGGCGGCGATGCTGGCGTATCCATCCTGATTCACAATCGGCTCCGGGAACTGGCCGCAAAAGGCAAGAATTTGGTCTGCATCGTGGACGGCGTAGCAATGAGCGGCGGCAGCCTCATCATGTGCGCTTGCGATACCGTCAAGGTGAATCCGTCCAGCCTCGTGATGATTCACAAGTGCTGGTCGCACGTTTGGGGCAACTACAACGCTGATGAACTGCGCAAGGCTGCCGATGCCAACGATGCGTGGGACAAGTCGCAGGTCAGCATCTACAAGCGCAAGACCGGGATGTCCGAAACCGTGCTGCTGCACATGATGGCCGACACCACCTACATGACGGGCAAAGAGGCCGTAGAAAAGGGCTTTGCCAATGAACTGCTGGATGATGCCGAGCCTGTGGCGATTTCCGCAAGCGCAGACCGCCACACTATTTTCGCAAAGGGCCACGCCCTGCGGCTGCCAGGCGTAAAGTTGCCCGACAATATCCCTCTGGCTAAAGCGACCGCTCCGGCCGCTGCTGCAAATACACCGGCGGCACCCGCCGCCCAGTCCAACGAAGGAGGACATACCACTATGGCAAATACCATCGATGAGCTCCGTAATGAGAACCCGGAGCTGTGCCGCCAGCTTGAACAGGCTGCATCCGAGCAGGCATCACAGAACGAGCGCCGCCGTCTGTCTGAGATTGACGAGGTCGCAAACCTGTTCGACTCGGCTCTGGTACAGGAGGCAAAGTACGGCGATACTGCCTGCGATGCACGTGAGCTGGCGTTCCGGGCAGCAAAGGCCGCCGCAGCGCAGGGTCGTGCGTTCCTGACCAACCTGCAGAGCGACAACGAAACGTCCGGCGCACAGGGCGTGGAGGCCGTACCGGGTGCATCTGCATCCGGTGACCCGGAATCCCTGCCCGATGCCAAGGGCAATGCACCCAAGACGCAGTCCGAGCGTATGGCTGCGGCCGAGGAAGCTGTCGCCGAAGTGCTCGGCGATGAGAAGAAGTAAGGAGGAACACTACAATGACCGAACTGAGCAAGAAGCTGGGTGACATGGAGCTGGACGGTCTCGTGGCCGACATCAACCCCAAACTGGTTGTCAGCGGCGGCACTATCCGCAAGCTGGCCGAAGCCGGCACTCTCAAGCGTGGCACCATTCTGGCAAAGTCCAGCGGCACCGCTGGCGATAACAAGCTGGTCGTGCTGGGCACCGCAGCCGCAAGCGATGAAGCCCTGACCGCAAACTGCATCCTGTGTGATGACATTGCGGTCGGCACTACTGATGATGTGAACGCTCCTGTCTACCTGATGGGCTGCTTCAACATCAACAAGTGCACCGTGGCCGACAGCTACGTCATCACCGAGGCCGATAAGGATGCCCTGCGTAACGGCGGTATTGTCTTCAAGGCCGCTGCACCTGCACTGTAAGAGGAGGAACTACAATGCCTGCTGAACTGAATTTCTTTGACACCTATACCCTGATGGCCGTGCAGAAGCGCATCGTGCCCAAGCAGACCTTTTTCCGTGACCGCTACTTTCCCACGGAGGAGGGCGACATCTTCAGCTCCAACAAGGTGCTGACCGAGTACATGGACGGCGACCGCAAGATGGCAGCCTTTGTGTCGCCTCGTGTCGGCGCAATCCCGATGGAGCGCATGGGCTACGAGGTCCACGAGTTTGAGCCTTCGTCCATCGGTGTGAGCCGTCCTCTGACCTCTGATGACCTGACGAAGCGTGGCTTCGGCGAGGCCATCTATGCCAACAGCACCCCTGCCCAGCGTGCCGCAAAACTGGTCCAGAACGATCTGGCTGACATGGATGGCCGTATCACCCGCACCGAGGAGTGGATGTGCGCACAGACCATGCTGGACAACGGATGCGTCATGCAGGAGATGATCGACAACGTGACCAAGGGCGAGGCAAAGGTCGTGAATTTCTACAATCCCGGCCACGAGAACGACCACATCTACACTGCCGCCCACAAGTGGAACGAGGAGGGTGGCAATTTCTTTGGCGACGTTCCTGCCATGTGCCGTCTGCTGTCCAAGCGCGGCCTGCGCGCTGCCGACATGCTGCTGGGTGCTGATGTTTATGACGCAGTGATGGATCTCGAAAAGGTTCAGCGTCTGCTGGATAAGAATTCCGGCATCATCATCGGTCAGATTGAGCAGCAGCTGAGCGCATACGATGGCGTTACCTACGGCGGCACCCTCAACTTCCGCGGCTATAAGCTGAACCTCATCTCCGTGGATGAAACCTACGTCGACACCGCCAACGCAGAGCAGCGTTACTTCCCGAAGACCGATGCGCTGATTACGGCTCCGGCCTGCGGTCACCTGATGTATGGTGCTATCACTCAGATCAACTACGGCGACACCATCCAGTCCACTATCTCCGGCCGCCGCGTCCCCAAGTTCAGCATCGATCAGGAGAACGACGTCCGCAAGACGGCTCTGAAATCCCGTCCTCTGGCTGCACCCAAGAACTACATTCCTTGGATTCGCCTGAAGAACGCAGTCGGCTAATTACGGCCGGAAAGGAGTAAACGATGTTTGTTGAGATTCTTTGCGGCGGCTACGGCTGCTGTTCTGGAAAGTCCGTTCACACGGTCATGCGTGGTGAGCAGTGCGAGGTCAGCGAGGCCGAGGGTGCTCGCCTTATCGGTCTGGGCATGGCGAAAGCCGTTCCTGTCGCCGCAAATGCCCCAGAAATCGTCCCTGTGGCGGCTCCGGGAGCTTCGGAAGGTAACGACACCCCCGGCTCCGAAACCTCGCAGGACAGCCCGGAGACGGCCTGCCTCGATTCCGAGCAGCTGCACAGCATGGCCGTTGCCAACCTGAAAAAGCTGGCATCGGATATGGGCATCGACACGAAGCAGCTCAAAACCAAAGATGCGCTCATCGAGGCTATCTGTGCCGAGGAAGTCATTCCCGGCGATGAGTGCGCCGATGGACCGGAGCTGTCTGCTGCGATGCCCACGGCATGAGCGGCTTCAAGGACGCTGTGCAGGAAGACCTGGGCAGCGTTTTCCTGAATCTGGACGAGTTTGCCGAACAGCGCACGGTCTACTATGATGGCGAGGTGTACCCGGATGTTCCGCTGGTTCTGACCGGGCTGAGCGAAAAAGAACGAGTGCGCCAGACTGTCAGCGACCATGCGCAGGGTCTGTATCAGGTCAGCCGGGTGCTGCACTGCGATATTGCATCACTCGGCGGAAATCAGCCTGAGCAGGGGTGCAAGCTCAAAATTGAGGATGGTAGCGGCTTTGTTCGCACCTACTATGTGGCATCCTCCGTCTGTGAGATGGGAATGCTGCGTGTAGAGTTGGAGGCGATTGACGAATGAGTGATGTTACAACCGACACCATGATGCACAGCGTAAATGCTGGCATTGCCGTTGACATCGCCGAGGAAGGTTTCGACCGTGTTTCTGCACTCCTTGCCGGGATTCCCGGCGGCGCAAACCGTGCTGTCGGCTCGGCGCTTGCTCGTGCGGCAGCCGCCGGAAAGACGGTGGCGAAACGAGCTGTGACGCAGGAGTATGCCATCAGCAGCAGCGAATTCCTCAACCGAACGAAGAACATCAATAACATCCAGAGGGCCAGCAGCGGCGAAGTGTCCATAAATTTTGGATACCGAGGCAGTGTGATTCCGCTGAGGGTTTTCGACACCAAGGTGGACCGAAACGGCCTTGTCGTTACCCGTGTGAAAAAGTCCAGTTCAAAGCAGGCTCTGAACCATGCTTTTGAAGCAAAGATGGGCTCCCACTACGGCATCTACGAACGGCAGGGCGAAAAGCGGTTTCCGGTCAAGGAACTATATGGCCCGGCCACGCCGCAGATGATGTACTCCAATGAGGCTGTCATGGATTCCATTGAGGATAAGATGGCATCTACATACGAGGAACGCATCGAGCATGAGATCTCACGAATTCTGAACGGATGGGGTGTTTGATATGACCTGTGTTGTTCTGCTAGAGCAGCTCAAAGCGTTCACCGAGGACGTCATGAAAGACCTGCTTCTCCCGGTGGCTATGCAGAAGGGCGATACCGAACAGGAGGGACGGCCTCCTGCGGTCTACCTGATGCGGCTGCCTGATAGCAAATCTGCCCAGAAAAAGGCTCCCTACATCATCCACCGCATCATTCCACTGGCTACTGAACAGCAGCCCGGCAAAGAGGAGCGCACGGTCGTTTCTGTGCGCTCTATTTTCTGCTGCTATAACCCGGATGAACAGGAGGGAGAACTCGCCCTCCTGAACATGATGGAACGGTTCCGGGTGGAACTGCTTAAAAAGCGCAAAATTGGCGGCATTGGTTCTGATGGAAAGATGCGGTACCAGTTCGCCCTTGACCTTTCTCCCGGCCACAATCTGGAAAGCCTGCCCTATGACGAGTGGTCTGGACAGTATTACGCCGGAGAGATGATTACTTATTGGAAGCTGCCGACCGTGCAGCAGACGGAGGACATCGCTTTATGGCGGTAAAGAAAGAAACCGTGGACGCCGAGCCTGCGCAGAGCAAGCCCGGCGTTTCCATTTACATCGGCCCGACCATTTTGGGCTGCATCCAGAAGAACACCATTTACCCCTGCTCGGCTGCAGATGCACTGAGCCGTGACGATGTGAAGCTGGCCACCGAGAAATATCCCGGTGTGGCCGATTTCATCATCGACATGACTGACCTGCACACCACGCCCGAACAGAAAAAGGCTCGTGGCGAAGCAATCCTTGCATTCGCACGGAAGCTCGTCAAATCCAAGTAAGGAGGATAACATACTATGGCAGATCATGGTATTAACGTCACCCGTGCCGATACCGCGGTGGCTACCCCGAATACCGCAACCAGCGGCATCCCGTTCGTCATCGGCACTGCACCGCTGTCCAAGGCAACTGGCACCGCTGCGACCGCCGGAATCCCTGTCCTTTGCACCAGCTATTCCGAAGCTGTGGAGCAGCTGGGCTATGACGATGACTGGAAGAAGTACACCCTCTGTGAGGTGATGTACTATCACTTCAAGCTGTGCCAGTGCCAGCCCGTCATCTTCCTGCCTGTCGGCGAAACCGCTGAGGCTGCCGAGGTGGCCGCTGCCATTGAACAGATCGAACTGTGCCTGACCATGTTCGGGATCGTGCCTGACCTGATTATGGCACCCGGCTTCTCCGATGATGCTACCGTGGCCGCCGGCATGGCCGCAAAGGCCGGTGCCATTAACGGGATGTTCTACGGCAAGGCGCTGGTGGACATTTCCGCAAAGACCTATACCGCAGCCGTTCAGGCAAAGAACGCTGGCACCTATGACGAGAAGACCATCGTTTGCTGGCCCAATGGCACCCTTGGCAATCTGAAATTCCACGGCTCTACCATTACTGCTGGCATTCTGGCAGAAACGGACACCGGCAACGAGGGTATTCCCTATGAGAGTCCCTCCAACAAAACCATCCATGTGGATGGCCTGTGTGATGATGATGGCGCTGTGATCAACCTAACCTACAATCAGGCAAACGTCCTGAATGCAAACGGTATCTGCACGTTCCTGAACTTCATGGGAGGCTGGACCGGCTGGGGCAACTACACCGCAGCATATCCGAAATCCACTGATGTGAAGGACTACTTTATCCCCATCAGCCGGATGTTCGACTATGTTTCCAACACCCTCATCAAGACGTTCTGGTCCAAGCTGGACAAGCCGATGAACCGCCGCCTGATCGACACCATCCTCGACAGCGCAAACATCTGGCTGAACGGTCTGGTGGGCGCAGGCTATCTGCTGGGTGCCCGTGTCGAAATGCTGGAAAGCGAGAACCCGCTGACCAGCCTGATGGCGGGCAAAATCAAGCTGCACGTCTACATGACCCCGCCCTCTCCGGCGCAGGAGATTGATTTTGTGCTGGAATATGACGCTGACTATGTGACCAGCGCACTCCAGTCCTAAAAAGGAGGCACTACAATGGCAATCGATCAGAGCGTTATCAACTTCGCGGTCTATGAGGACAGCGTGGAGTATCTGGGTATGTCGAAAGTTACCCTGCCGGATGTTACCTTTCTGACGCAGAGCATTTCGGGCGCTGGTGTCGGTGGTAACGTCGAAGCGGTCATTCTGGGCCATTTGGAGGCTATGACCCTTGGTCTGGAATTCCGCACCACCACGCCGCAGTCCGTCCAGTTGTCGGAGCTGCGCCGTCACAGCATTGACCTGCGTGTGGCAAACCAGTATGAGGATCCTGTTGCGGGCACGGTCGAGGCACGGAAGGAAAAGCATATTTTCGTGGTCGTGCCCAAATCGACCAAGGGTGGCGCCATTGCCCCCGCAACGCCCACCTCTGGCTCCGGTGAGTACGCTGTCCGCTACTGGGCAACGTACATCAACGGTAAGAAGGTGCGTGAACTGGACCCCCTCAACTTCATCTGCTACATCAACGGTGTGGATTATCTGGCCGGTGTCCGTGCGGCCCTGGGCAAGTAATCCGCATATACCGTTCCGCCGGAGCTGCATTTTGCAGTCCCGGCCTATTTTTTGAGCGTGAAAGGAGCTATCCAGCATGAACGCCGTCATTGACCCGAAAGAATTTGATGCAGCTCAGGCTGCCGCTGCAAAGGCTGCTGCCGCTGCTGACCCGTATACCTACACCCACAAGCTCCAGAAGCCCCTTGACTATGAGGGCAAGCACTACGAATCCCTCACGTTCAACTGGGGCAAGCTGACCGGCAATGACTCCATCGCCATCGAGGCAGAGCTTACGGCTCTGAATCAGCCGGTTATCATCCCCTCGATGAGTGCGGGCTACCTTATCCGCATGGCCTGCCGGGCGTGTACTGAGCCTATCGGTGTTGATGTTATCGGTGCTATGAGCATCCGGGACTACAACACCATCCGCACCAAAGCGAGAAATTTTTTGCTGAGGTCGGACTTGTAACCGGTGATGGCGGCGTGTGGCTGCGGCGACAGGTGCTTGCAATGGCACAGGTCAACTGTACGCCTGCGCCCTACTGGCTGGAAATGCCCCTGTATCAGTTCCGGCAATGGATCCGCAGCAGCAATGACCTCATTGCCGAGCGCCAGAGAGCGAGAAAGGACGGTAAGTAGTGGCTCGTAAAGAGTGGGAGCTGCTGTTCAACCTGTCCGCCAAACAGAACAGCAGCTTTTCCAGTACATTCAAGGCTGCTCAGTCTGCCCTTGTGGAAACACAGGGAAAGATTCAGCAGTTGAACAAAGTACAATCCGACATTTCGGCGTACCAGAAGCAGCAACAGGCCGTTGACGCAACCCGTCAGCGGCTTTCTGTTTTGCAGCAGCAGTACGACAACATCCAGAAAGAGATTCAGGAAACCGAGGGCTACTCCTCCGCGCTGGAAAACAAACTGCTTTCCAAACAGGCGCAGATCGACAAGACCACGGCCTCCCTGAACACTTATGAGCAGCGTTTGGCTGCCACCGGGAATGCTCTGCACGAAGCTGGCGTGGATACCACGCAGCTGACGGCGGAAAGCGTCCGGCTGGAAACTGAGGTCGATAAGCTCAAGGATAAGCAGGTTGACCTCAAGAAAACGATGGACGAGGCCGGTGAGGGCGCAAAGGGATTCGGTGAAAAATCGGTCGAGGCGCTTGAGACGGTCGAGGCCACGCTGGCCACGGTCGGCATTTCAAAGGCCCTCGGAGAAATCCGGGATGCCTACATGGACTGCATCAACACCGCAGGTGATTTTGAAGCATCCATGAGCAATGTCGAGGCTCTCTCCGGTGCTACCGGCGAGGAATTGACGACCCTGTCCGACAAGGCCAAGGAAATGGGCGCAACCACGAAATTCACCGCTGGTGAATCGGCTGATGCTCTGTCCTACATGGCTTTGGCAGGCTGGGACACCCAGTCTATGCTGGAGGGCATCAGCCCGGTGCTGAATCTGGCTGCTGCCGCCAACATGGATCTGGCGCAGGCATCCGATATTGTTACCGACTATCTGACTGCCTTTGGTCTGAAAGCCTCTGACACCACGCACTTTGTCGATGTGATGGCCTACGCCATGGCTCACTCCAACACGAACGTGATCCAGCTGGGCGAGGCATACAAGGCGTGTGCAGCCACCGCAACGTCCCTCGGCTACTCGGTCGAAGAAACGACGGCAGTGCTGGCCACCATGGCCAATGCTGGTGTCAAGGGTGGCGAAGCTGGTACGGCCCTGAACGCAATCTTCACCCGACTTGCTACCAACACGAAGGAGTGCGGCGACAAGCTGGCTGCATATGGCGTAAACATCTACGATGCACAGGGCAATATGCAGAGCTTGTCCAGTATCCTCACCGGCATGGCTGGCATCTGGGGTGACTTGACTGACCAAGAGCAGGCCAACCTTGCGAAGACGGTAGCTGGCACGAACCAGTATTCCAAACTGCAAACCATCATGGCTGGATGCAGCGAAGCAGCGGCCGAGGGTGGGCAGTCTTTCTCAGACTATACTGCGGCTCTGAACAACTGCGCCGGGTCTGCCGACAAGATGGCCGGCACTATGCTGGACAACATGAACGGCCGCCTGACTCTGATGCAGTCCGCAGCGGATGGCCTGAAAATCGCAATCGGTGAAGACCTGACCCCGGCAATGTCCGGCCTGTACGATGTCGGAGCTGAAGTTCTTGGCTGGATGCAGGGCGTTGTAGAGGAGAACCCCGGCCTTGTCCGTGGCATCGCCGCCGGAACGGTAACGTTGGGTGGCCTGCTCGGTGTCCTGACCGCAGTTGCAGCAGGCATCAAGGCTGCGCAAATGGCCGCAACGCTTTTCACGGGCACCCTTGCCGGCTTGGCTGGACCTCTCGCCATTGCAGCCGTCGCAACGGCCGGCGTGGTGACGGTGGTAACTGCTCTAGCAACATCCTCCGATGATTCCGTTCCTCCTGTAAAGGAGCTGACCAGCGCCGCTCGTGATATGGGCGACAGCATGGAAGAAGCGAGCGCAAGCTACGATTCCACCCTGTCCAACATGGCAGCGACCGCCAGCGTTGCGGACCAGTACATCAGCAAGTTGGAGGCCATCGAGGCCGCCACAAATGGGAACACGGACGGAAATGCCGAATACCACGACACGCTGGCCCGGCTGTCTGTTCTGGTGCCCAGTCTTGCAGATGATATTGACCTTGAGACCAATTCCATCAAGGGCGGCACCGCAGCGCTGCGCCAGCACACGGATGCCTATGTGGCGGATGCCAAGGCACAGGCCCGGCAGGAATACCTGAACACCCTTTATGACCAGTACAACAATGTGCTGGTTGAGAGTGCTGAGAACGAAACCAAGCTGGCGACCGCGCAGGCAAAGGTGGAAAAATCCAATGCCGGCATGTCTGCTGCCTACGATAAGCTGCTGACCACCCTCGGCCTGACGGATGAGCAGTTCAAGCTCACCTACGGCACGGTGGAAGATCTGCCGTGGCGCACCATGAGCGAGGATGTGCAGCAACTGCGCACTGAGTATATGGGGTACTCGGATGACCTTGTCACTGCCCGGCGGGAGGTCGAGAACTACACCGCCGCCGTAGAACAGGATCAGGAGGCTATCAATGCCGCCGAGGCCGAGTATCAGGAGGCCAGCGCCGCAGTCGATGCCCTGAATGCTTCGCAGCAGTCCGCCGCCGACAGCGCAGACGATGTTGCAGCGCAGCAGCAGAATGTGGCGAATGCCATCTCTGATGCAGAGCTTCGGATTCAGGACATCATTGCAGCCTACAAGGATGCCTATGATGAAGCCTACGGCAGCATCAGCGGCCAGTATGCGTTGTGGGATTCTGCGGAAAAGGTCGTTTCGACCTCCGCTGCATCCATCAACAATGCACTGCAAAGCCAGATCACCTACTGGGACAACTACAACCAGAACCTCGAAAAGCTGAACGAACGGGCGGCTGACATCGACGGTCTGAGTGAAGTTATCGCCAGTTTTGCGGATGGCAGCAAGGAATCCGTCAATGCGATTGCCGGTATGGCCTCGGCCTCGGACGCTGACCTCGCCAAAATGGTTGAGAACTACGCTGCGCTGAAAGAAGCGCAGGATACCACCAGCGAATCTATCGCCGACCTCAAGACCGGCATGAGCAATTCTATGGACGAAATCGCCAAGACCGTAGCCGATACCGTATCGGAAATGGACATGAGCGACGAGGCCACGAAAAGCGCCAAGGAGACGATTCAGGGCTTCATCGATGGCGCATCCAGCATGATGCCCCGTGTGCAGGAAGCCTATGCCAAAATCGCCTCGGCGGCCTCTACTGCGCTGGCAGGTTCCAACGAGCGCTACAATGTCAACCACGGAATCCCCGGATATGCTGTTGGTACGGAAGATGCGGCTCCCGGCTTTGCCCTCGTTGGTGAGCATGGCCCGGAGCTGGTCTACTTCAACGGCGGTGAATCTGTTCTGACGGCCTCGGAAACCAGACGGGAGATGGAGAGCGCAAGCGTTACCCCCATGAGCGCTGAGCTGCCAGAGAGCAACGGCTCCTCCTCAGCACGCAGCACGGTTCCTATATCGCTCTCGCCGGTTTACCATATCTCAGGTATATCTGATACTGCCGAGCTGCAAAACGTCCTGAATGCCCAGAATGACAGCCTGAGAGAACTTGTCCTCGAAATCGTGAAAGATGCAGAGGACGATGATTTCAGAGGGAGGTATGCATGAGTAAAACCTATACGACTGTGCAAGGCGACCACTGGGACAGTGTGGCCTATAAGCAGCTCGGCAGTTGCGCCTATGCTCCCAACCTGATGGCTGCTAATCCGCAGCACTTGGGCTATTTTGTGTTCCCGGCCGGAATCGTTCTGACGCTCCCGGATACCGAGACGCAAACCAGCTCCACCTTGCCCCCGTGGAAGAAGGTGGTCACATGAGCGACGAAAATACCGCCCGCCATGCCGAGTGTACGGTGGAGTTTGACGGTGTGGACATCACCAGCAGCATCAAGCCCTACCTGCTGTCGCTGACATTTACCGATAATGAGGAAGATGCCAGTGACGACCTGCAGATCAAACTCCAAGACCGGGAGGGCGTTTGGATGACCGACTGGCTCCAGAAGATGCTGGACGGCGATGTGTCGGCCGCATCTTCTGATGGCTACAAGGTTGGTGACGTGGTGCAGTTTCTCGGTGGTCCGCACTACAAGGCATCTACCGACAAAAAGGCAAACGGAACACCAAAGGCTGGCCCGGCCAAGATCACCATCATCAAACAGGGTGCGCTGCACCCGTACCATGTTATTCACACGGACGGAACGTCCCGGGTCTATGGCTGGGTCGATGCCAGCGAGATCTCCGGTAAATCTGGCGGCAGTTCTTCCGGCAGCGGTGAAGGCGGCCTGAAAATCCGGGCTACCATCACGGCCTGTAACTGGCACTCTGACGGGAAGGATGAGGCGCTGGACTGCGGGGAGTTTGAGTTGGACAGCATAAACGCATCCGGCCCGCCCGACATCATCACCATAAAGGCCACGGGGCTGCCCTATACCAGCCAGATCCGGCAGACCAAGCAGAGCAAGGGTTGGGAAAAGTACAAGTTATCCGGCATCGCCAATGAAATGGCGAAGAAGAACGGTATGCAATCCCAGTTTCTTGCAAAGCAAGACCCGGAGTATAAGCGTGTGGAGCAGTACCGCTGCTCTGACATCGACTTCCTGTCGCAGCTGTGCCATGATGCCGGCCTGTCGCTGAAATGTACAGACGGCAAAATCGTCATCTTCGACCAGAAGGAATACGAGGGAAAAGATTCTGCATGGACTGTCACCAAGGACGACAAGAGCTATATCAAGTGGAGCCACACGCTCGGCCAGGCCGGAACGCAGTATGCGTCCTGCCGGGTGTCCTATGTTGGGCCGAGCGGCAAGCCCCTTGAGGGTATCGCCTACGTCAAGGACTACGATGCCAAGAGCAAAACCAACCAGCAGCTGGAAGTTTATGCCCCGGTCACGAGCAAGGCCGAGGCCAAAGAACTGGCTGCCAAAAAGCTCCGACTGCACAACAAGTTTGAGCGTCAGGTAGGCTTTACCTATTCCGGTGATCCGGGCAAGGTGGCCGGTCTGACGTTTGAGGCTAAGGACTTCGGGCCGTGGGATGGAAAGTACATCGTGAAGCAGGCCAAACATACCGTGACTGGCTCTGGCGGGTACACCACGCAGGTTTCCGGCCGTCATGTTTTAGGAGGGTACTGATGAACACTGCTGTTGATGTTCGCCTCGGTAAAGTCACCGATGTGAACAAAGAAAAGCGCCTTGTCCGTTGTAAGTTTGAGGACACCGGCATCACGTCCGGCTGGCTCCCGGTGATGCAGCACTACAAAGCCATTGTCTATACGGAGTCAGCCGGTGAGCATAATCACCAGTATATCCACCCCAGCCCCTACAACCTTGAAATCAAAAAGACCATGGATGGCTCCCGCCAGATTTGGGATGAAGAGGAAAAGGTTATCGGAGCGGACAACTCCACCGACCATCAGCACAAGTCTCATGTGGTGTGGTGGTTGCCGGCCGTTGATGATACGGTGGTCTGCCTGTACCTCCCGTGCTTCAATGCTGATGGTTTTGTTCTGGGAGGGATTTATCCGTGATCGTTGGTTGCCTCGGAGACATCAGCTTTTCCGTGTTTGATAGTCATGTCGAGACCATCAAGAACATGGTGCAAAATGTGTCGGCCAGATACACGACCCACCAGCGCGCCGGAGGCCCGGCCCTGACCGAGTTGACAGGCACCGATGCTCAAACCATCACGTTTGACATTGAGTTGGCCGCATACCTCGGCGTAAATCCCACCAAGGAGCGGGAACGGCTGAAAGAATGTGTCCTCAACGGGACTACGTTGCCGTTCGTTCTCGGCAATGTGGTCTACGGCAGCTATCGGTGGGTTATCAAATCTGCAAAATTTAAGACCCTGCACACAAACGCTTTCGGTACGCCGACATGGATTACCGCAAGCGTTTCTTTGTTGGAATACCAGAGAGAATGAGGTGATTTTTGTGAGCAACTACTTGGTATCGGCAAACGACCTGACCACCATTTCCCTTGGAGAACAGGATACCGTGACCAGCGTTCTGCAGAACATCGCCGTCATCCTGTCCACACCGAAAGGCACGGTGCCTTGCTATCGGGAATTTGGCATTGATATTGCGAACATTCTCGACCGGCCGGAAAACGTGGCGCAGCCTATGCTCTGCGCTGCTATCAAGGAGGCCATCGAGCGATTTGAACCTCGTGCTACCTACATGGGGACTACCTTCAAGGAAGCCCCTGACACTCCCGGGCGGATGCTGCCCGTCGTGGAGGTGAGCATCAGTGCGTAAAACTTACGAGTTCGTGTCCACGGACATGGATGAACTGGACAGGCTGCTTGTCACAGGGTATGAGCAGTTCTTTGGCAAAACTGTGATGCCCGGCAGCCCGGAACGGCTTTTCATTTCGTGGGTTGAGGATGCCATCATGTACGAGCGTGCCCAGAACAACTGGACAGGCAGCCAAAACTTACCCAGCAGCGCAGAGGGCGAGTATCTGGATGGCCTGGCCGAGCTGTTTTACTTGCAGGAGCGTCCCAAGCCTACGGCGGCGACCTGCACCATGCGCTTTTACATCAGCGAACCCCGCCAGACGGCGGTACTGATTCCGGCCGGCACCCGTGTCACGGACGACAATGCAGCCCTGTACTGGGAAACCTCCGCAGATGAGTACGTTCCCATCGGCGCAACATACACGGATGTTCAAGTGACATGCCAGACCGTAGGCACGGCTGGCAATGACTATGCTGTGGGTGACATCCACACCGCTGTTGACATCTACGACTACTATTCTGGCTGCTCCAATATCACGGTTAGTGCAAACGGCTCTGATGCCCCGGACGACGAGGAATTTTATGAGCTGATGCGTGACAGCCAGAGTGCATGGTCTGATGCTGGCCCGATTGGTGCTTACAAATACTTTGCAAAGAGGGTATCCACGGAAATCGCAGATGTCGTTGCCAATTCGCCCAGCCCCGGCACTGTTTGCCTGTACGCCGTCATGAATGACGGCAGCGTGGCTGGCGAGGAAACCAAGCGTGCCATGGTTGCGGCCTGCTCACCGGATGAAATCCGGCCGCTGACAGATTATGTGATCTCCGGAGACCCAGAAGAAGTGCCCTATGATATCGACCTGACCTATTACCTGACCCGGGACGGAAGCATTTCCGCAAGTGAAGCTCAGTCCGGCGTGAATGAGGCTGTGCAGCGGTACATCCGCTGGCAGTCCGGCAAGATGGGCAGGGACATCAACCCTGACAGGCTGCGGTATCTGCTTCTTTCGGCCGGCATCAAACGTGTAGACCTCAAACAGCCCGCCTTTACTCCGCTGGAAGACGGTGCGCCATCCCTTGACCGCAACGACAAGGTTCCGCAAGTGGCAAAGTTGGGCACGGTGACGATAAAGAGCGGAGGGTATGAGGATGAGTAACCACGGCCTGACTGCTGACAACATGATGCAGCAGTTTCCGATCGCGCTCCAAAAAGACCCTAAGACGGTGGCTCTGGGACAGGCCATAGCCAAGGTGATGGAATCCCGGCAGGATGAAATCGACTCCCTGCGGATTTATACCCGCATCGACGAACTGCCCGAATGGCTGCTTGACATTCTGGCTCGGGACTTCGCCGTGGACTGGTACGATAGATCCTACACCCTTGAGGAAAAAAGAAAAACCATCAAGGACAGCTTCTATGTTCACCGGCACCGTGGCACAAAAGCGGCTGTTGAAAGAGCCATTTCTGCGATTTATCCCAATCCCAAAGTTTTGGAGTGGTTTGAGTACGGCGGCGATCCGTACCACTTCAAACTCCGTATCACGGTTGATTTCGCTGCAATCAATGAGGCCAAACATCAGCAGGTTTTGCAAAAAATCATCTGCTACAAAAATCTTCGGTCGCATTTGGACAGCGTCATTTACTACACGGAAACGGAGCCGAAAGCGTGCTATGTTGCAGCGATTCCCTGCGCCACAACGATGTCCTACACGGTTCTTATGCCGGGTGTTATCGAGCCGCGGGCAGTCAGCGCACACGCCTGCGCCGCTGGTGCGGTCAGCACAACTCGGATGAAAACGACCATTGCGCTGCCCGGAACTATCCACGCCAAGGCTGTGTCTGCACAGGCACTTGCATCTGGCAGACCTGCGCAGACCTATGAAACCGTCACCATCAAGTTAGGAGGGAAATCGTTATGAGCTGGGAAAAATATGCATATACCAGCGCCGGTGCTGCGATGCTGTCCGAGTCCATTTCGGGCGGTGCGCTCACCATCACCCGTGCTGTAAGCGGCACGGGCACCATTGACACCGACTTGTCCGAGGAAACGGCAGTCAGCGGTGATACCTATGAGCTTAAACTGCTGGGCATCGACACCGTGGAATACAAGGGCGAAAAAGCCCGCAAAGTCAGCATTTGGACGGGCGGTGCAGATGAGCCGTACTTCATGCACCAAATCGGCGTGTTTGGCCGCCTCAATGATGACCCGGAGGACACGTTGCTCTTTCTGATGCAGGATGATCGGGGCGTCGAGATCCCGGCCATCGGTACTGCTGACCATGAATTCCAAATTGCTGTGTTGCTGGCCGTTTCGACCAAAGCCAATATCTCGCTCACCGTTGACCCGCAGGTTGAAGCAATTATGCGGATGGTGCGGGAAATGGTGCTGAAGGAGATCTCACAGCACAACGATGCCCCGGATGCCCATGCCAAAATCATCACCGAAGCCACCAGTAAGGCTCTGAAAGAGCTGGAGGAATCCGGCCAGATCATGTCGGAAGACAGGGTCAAAGAGCTTATCAAGGAAAGCGGCGGCGGTGGTGGCGGCAGCTCCGGCGGCTACTATGGCAAATACGACCTGACCCTTTCTGTAGACGGCTGGAAAGCCGTATCGGACAGCGAGGGTGAAATGCCGTATGCGTATACCTACGATGCAGAGTTGGCAGACTGCACCCCTGAGCTTTGGCCCAGCGGTTCCGCAACTGCCAGCTGCTTTTCTATTTCGAACAAGGCGGGTGTCCTGAACGGGTGCGAGACTTTGAACGGTATTGTTCGCTTTTTCTCTCAGCGCATCCCGGAAGCTGATATTCAGGCAGTCGTCACTCTGTTCGGGAAAGGAGGTGGCACCGGTGAACTGGTAATTGCGACCCGTGACCGGCTGGGCTGCGTGAAAATTGGCGACGGCGTGGAAGTGACCGAAGACGGTGTTATTTCTGTCCACGCCACAGTTTCCGAAGACCAGATGGCAGCTACGGATGATGTATCCGAAATGCTGGCCGAAATCTACGACAAATAAACACCAAACAACAATTTACGGAGGATACTTATTATGGCTTACAATGTTGAGAAGCTCGCAAAGCTGGGCGCACTGAAGGAGCTGGGTCTGAAGCAGAAGGCCGTTGACGAGGCCCAGAACAAGCGCATCAAGGCTCTGGAGGATGTCGGCGCACAGGCCAACGTCTTGGAGGGCGTTAAGGTGAACGGCGTTGCCCTGGCCATCGCTGAGAAGATGGTGGACATTCTGGTTGCCACCGGCTCCAAGAACGGTAGCATTTCCGTGGCTGGTACCGATGTTGCCATCAAGGGTCTGGCTGCACTGGCCTACAAGGCGAAGATTTCCCAGTCTGACCTCGACGAAGCTCTGGCTGCTGTTCTGGCTGCAAAGGCCGACAAGGCCACTACTCTGGGTGGATACGGCATCACCGACGCTTACACCAAGGACGAGATCAACGCCAAGATCAGCGCTGTCTATAAGCCCGCTGGCTCTGTGGCCTTTGCTGCGCTGCCTGCTCTGGCTGAGGACGTTCTGGGCAACGTCTACAACGTGACCGATGCTTTCACCACCACCGCCAACTTCGTCGAGGGTGCGGGCAACAAATATCCCAAGGGCACCAATGTTGTGGTGGTCAAGGTCGGCGATGCCTACAAGTACGATGTGCTGGCAGGTTTCGTTGACCTGTCCGGTTATGTGGAGAAAGAGGCTGGCAAGGGTCTGTCTGCCAACGACTTCACCGATGAGCTGAAAGCTAAGCTGGATGCCATCGCCGAGGGTGCCAACAAGTATGAGCACCCGACCCACACCGCCTATGCCAGCGGCCTGTATAAGACCACTGTGGATGAGCAGGGTCATGTGACTGCTGCCGCTCCTGTGACCAAGGCTGACATCACCGGTCTGGGCATTCCGGCTCAGGATACCACCTACGACGAGGCTACCACTACCAAGGCTGGCCTGATGTCCGCTGCGGATAAGACCAAGCTGGACGGCATGAATACCACCATCGATAAGGCCATTGCGAACCATACGGCTACCGATGCCGAAGTGTCCGAGATGCTGGCAGAGATTTACGGCGAGTAAGCCTCTGAGATCTCATGAGTAAAGGGGCGGCGGAGAATATTCACCGCTGCCCCTTATTTTTTTATGGGAGGTGACTTCTTTGAGCAATGCGCTCACAACTTTGGATCAGCTCCGCAGCGCT